CTTCAAATAAGCAAAATCCATTTCATCGTTATCAGTTCCAAACGTAGTATTTGTCGTTTCATAAATCTGAGAAGGCTCAGTACTTAATTTATCTATGTGTTCAATTCCCGAACGAAAATTCGCTCGGTTAGTCAAACACATAATTGCCGAATTCTGAGATACGTCGGTTGGCTTATCAAGTAAAGTAGATATTATTGGTACTAAAGTATCAGTAACAATGTTTTGCGGTATAACCTTATCGGCTATATCAGCTAGAGCTTTAGCTGTAGCGCTGTGAATCTTGTGCTGAACTTTGTCAGAGGATTCTGGAATAGCAAAAAGTGCAGAGGAAGTTTTCCTCGGAACTTTAAATTCGCTACCCAAAAATCGAGAGAACAAAGAAACAGTTACAGTATCAGAAGCACCTGCAGCCAATTCCAGCTTATTAAAAACTACTATAGAAAGATAGCCAAGACTTTGAGATAAATCGGTTAAATCAAGATACTGGTTAAAATGATTATATGGAATTTTTAAGACTGCGTTTGTATTGGCATTTGGAAAAAGATAGACAGTGGGATTAACTGACATAGAAGAGAAATTCTGCAAAATCTGATCATTCACTTGCTCTGTGACGAGCGGCACGAAAACAGCAGCTAGCATACCCTGGTGAAAGGGAGTGCCAGTAACTTGTATTCTAGTCTCAACGTCACCGCGCCAGAAGTTAAAAACTTCAAAAGGAGCGTTGGTTATAGTGTTAACAATTAGATCTTGCGGAACTCGCAACTTAGCCAGAACCGTATGAGATATCGAAGAAGAGGGCCAATCATAAGTAGACTTAAAAGAGAAGCGTTCTAACATATTAGTTAATGTCCAGGGAGATTCTTGTATAACATCTTCTGCAGGAGTCTTAGTGCTATTCGCACCAGGCTTCTGCGAGTATGCAGTAATGGGTCGTGTGGACAGGACGACACCATAAGAGTTTTCTGAATCAGTATTGTTGAAATTGTTTGTGTGAGATTTAATCATTTTGTTTTATAAAATTCTCATCTAGCCAATGTTGATGCTATAAAGGAGGTGAGATAGATCCGCCTTTGTAAAATTATGATAAAGCTAGTAAATCAACAAATTGATCAGTTTCGTACAACTCAATCAGATATTCACGCGTAAGTGGTTTAAAAATTACGCCGCGTTCTTTTGCAAACGCTACTACATACCTGAGTTGAGAATCGTATAGGGGCTCGTGCAAAAACAACTCGCGTTGATAGTTTTGTAACTTAGTGACAGTCAGTTCCATATTCCTAAAGTCATCTTTAACAAAATTTAATGTAGACCGCATTGAACGTAGTTCTAGAGGCGCAACAAATCTGTTAAGTTCCTTATGGTAAATAAAACCTCGTTTCAGAAAGGTACACTCTTCAATAGCGCGCGTTGTATAAGTCCAAGCACCTTTACTTTCTGTTGTACAACTGAGTCCTATCGTAGCTAAGACTCTAGCCACCGTTGGTCCATTAAACCAACATGAGTATTCTTTACTTACACCAGTTAAACCATCGTCTCCATAGGTACAATCAGAAACATTATTAATATAATGATACAAATTAGGAGCTTTACCAAATTGTTCTTTAAACAAAATGTAAAACGTATAAGCCGTATACATTAAATGTATGCAACTATTGTACTCAGCCGTTAGACCCCCGCCTGAAGCGAGAGAATGTGTTGTCATATACGAATCGCTAAATGATATACATGTCATCATGCCTATAGAACTAATCAAAAATTCACTCAGAGTTTTATCAACCCCAGTATATGGTGAATTTTTCAGAATAGCCTTATTAAGGCGTTGCTGAAACATGTGCAACATTCGTTTATCGTATTTTTCGAAATCTTTACCAAAAACATTATTTCCATGTTTCGTCACTTGTTTCATAAGCTTTTCCCAATCTTCGGAAAAAGGGTTTATGCCTACGCAAATTCCTGTGGTTTCTCTATTACTATGACAGTAGTCTAGAAATTCAGCAAAATAGCGTCGCAAAAGCACCGTATGAACAAGTGGACTCATTTTAAAAATGCGAGGTTTAGTTTCTTTTCCCTTGTCTTTAAGTTCAACTTTAAACTGTTCAGCAAACC